TTTCCCTACACGACGCTCTTCCGATCTGATCGCTGCGCTCCGGCCACTTCACTGTTATATTTAGATCATGCTTATGAGATACAACGTTACTAAGTGAAAAGTATTGTCCACTATCGCATAAGCCCAAATTGCCGAAGGATTGCTTTTGTCTGAAATAATACGGCGAAACGAGCCTGTAAAGTTCATATACCAGACAACAACCATTGTTTTATCAAGTGCAAAGTGCGTTACAAAAACTAACAAAAACCGCCAGTCACACCAACCAGTAAAGAGGCAAACGGCCAATGAGTACAACAAGCAATGCACCGTGCAAGCAAGCCATCCTTTCGCTGTGTAAGCCTTTTTATTTAGTGCCATCCAATCATTTTGCAGCAGATAATCACCAACCAAATGCCCTAGCAAATATGTCATTTTTCACCTCCGTAAAATCAGATAACAAGGGCGTTGCAGTCGATCACTACGCTCCATCTAAAACTCAATCTTAGCTCCTATTCCTATTTGAGCTCCACTTACATCATGATTACCTTCGGCTTGCCAATAGACTTGATTAGCCGGACATATTCCTCCATAAGCTGGACAGCTTCCATGCGGAGTTGAGTAGTATCCCTTAACATTCTCATGAATAGACATAAACCTATAAGCAACGGATATTCCTAGTGAGATTGACTTAGTAAAGTTATAATTATAGTCTACTCCAACCGTTCCTCCCCAAGTATCATTACTATCAAGCTTGTAATAATCAAATTTTGTCGGAGGATAATCCGGAGCAAGTCTGTGGTTAAGTTCACTTCCGAGTATCTCTACACTTGAATTTCCATTATCAAGTATATAGTAATACCCAGCTTGACCAAACGCAGACAGTCCTTTAACTATAGGAATCTTAATTCCTAGTCCAGCTCCAAGAATATTAGTTCGTACTCCATAGATGTTCATATCTTCAGCAGACAAGAACAGATAAAGACTTTTATACCCAAAATTTACCTGAACACCTTCGTTATCTTTTACTGTTTCATAAGCATAAGTAGAGTTATTAAAAATAGTCTTAAATACTTTAGCCTCAGCAGTAAAATCTTCCGCTTGTGCAGTTAAGAACGGCAGTAAGAGAAGCATAAACCCCGTGACCATTCCAGCTGTCGCCTTTTGCTTTACTCCATTCTTTACAAGCTGAATAACTTTACCAGCTCGCAGGGCTCGGGGAGTGTAAGTCTTCTGCGTTGGAATTTTATAGATAGCATTTTGCAAGTGCTTTCTATCTTCATCGTATACCTCAGAGATATCTTCTATATCTGGGTTTGAAGTTCCTATTCCTGCGTGTTGCATATTTTTACTCCTTCCCCTTTTTGAGCTTTTTTAAACCAGTACTCATTACCTTCGGGAGTGTTTGACCAGATAAACGAGTTGCTGAGAAAGTCATGAATATCTTTACTATCACACTTAACTTTTAAATAATATCCTCCATGATAATCAAGGATATTACTTTTCAATTTATTTCCTATTATTTTACCAAAGTATTTATTTATCACTTCTTGATTAGTCATTTTACTTTACCTCCTTTAATTCTCCGTTATCTTCAATCATTATTACTTCTTCACCAGTCAGCAAACAACATGGTCTTGTATCAGTCTTTATATCTTCCACAGGAAAGTAACCTAAGTCATCATTCATCTGGACTGTTACAAAGACCTCTGTGTCCGCCGGAAGGTCTGCAGTTAACTTACGAAATTCTCCAATAGTTAAGGCTTTTTCACTCATCTTTACAAACTCCTTTCACTTTAAAGTTTACTTTCTTTCCTTCATAGTAGAAATACGGATCACTTGGATAGTTATAAATTACTGCTCTACTCTTATTAAGCTTATGATACTTCGCAAGACAGTGAAATTCATTTACTTCTTGCTCAGTAAGTGCAAGCACACCTACTTGTGGGGTTGGAAGAACTATAACTACATAAGCAAGGTAAGAACAAATTATAACTACCATAGCGATTAGAAAACCAGTACCTAAACGCATTAAATCCTCCATTCGTTTTTATTTTTATCTTATCATACTTTTAAACAGTTGTCAACAAGTTTATTTAAGCTTTTCAATTAATTTCCAAGAAAGGTCAATTATTGACCACGTTACTTAATCCCAATCAACTTCTTCCATTTCTTTGCGTCTTCGCTGAATTTAAATACCCAAGTGAAGTATTTATTACACTTTTCACATTCATTAAGCATAGTTACACTTGACAGGAGGATGGACTTCGGGGAGACTTTCTCCGACACAAAGTCATAGTGGTCTACTGCTCTTTCACTATCACACATACAAAACAGTCTTCTTAATCCCCACTTAGTATGCACGTATTTAATCTTACTTTTAGCCATACTATTCCTCCTTTATAAATACTCCCAAGATGAATCGTTAAAGTTAAACTCTGACGTACCTATAACTTCATCAAGGTCTGATAAAACTTTATTAAGTTTAGTCTCAAGCTCAGATTCCTTTACTCCGTCATCTAAGTAATCATCATCTACCTCTATACTAATTGTGAAATCTACTAACATAACCTCCTCCTTTAAATATTTTTGTATTCTTTTAAGTAAGTCCATTTATACTTAGAGATCTTTAGTGCAGCTGCAAGACGTTGTGCTGGTGTACTGTTTACATCAAGACAGCTTAGGTTTGCCCAAACACCATAAGCATTATTACTTCTCAGGCAGACAGCATCTACGTCTGGCTCAGCTAACGCTTTCTTTCTCCAAACATCTATGGGACAAAACATACAGAAAAAAGACTTACGTTGTGATATTCTACTAGCTATTTCACAGGCAGGACACAGGTTATTATAGCTATAAATATCCCTATTAATCTGATCTTTAGACTTCTCTAAATTTTTCTTTTTTGAAAGTTCTTTCCACAAATCCTTACAAACCTTTTCATACTCTTTAAATTTTTCTTTAGTCATTTACTTTTCCTCCTTTTCTTATTTAATATTAAACCTTTCCCTAACTCTTCCTACAGCTTTATCAACTGTCTCACCTTTATGTAGTTGTACTAAAAACGTACTTTTGGTCAGCAAGTCTGTATACATCGGCAGCCATTTAGTTTTGCTAACTTGCTGCATACCGTTTTGTAAGATGCTGAGGGCGGGGATTTTAATCATTAAAATACTCCTTTATTTGTTCCTCAGTCCATTTATCTTTTCTCATAAGAACTTTCTGTCTTTCTATGTCTGTTTCTTCTTCTGTTTTAATTGGTAACGGAGTATTATCTAATACCTCTGAAAACAATTCAGCTTTACTTTTATAAACTTCGTACGCTTCTTCTTCTGTTTCGTAAGTACCAAGATAAACAACCTCATTTAATACAGTAATTTGTGCCCGCCACTTGTTAGATTTATCTAAAGAAACTCCGCAATATTTTGAAGTCTTTTTACTATGTTTATTCTGAGCGTTTTGTCTTGTTGTTATAATACTTAAATTATTTCTCTGGTAATCAAGTCCATACCCATTCTTATGATCTACTACAAAACCCTTTTCTGGCTTACCCATAATATCCCAGTACATATTCCAATTATACCACTTAGAGCCAGTGGGCTTTCTCATAGCATAAAAAGTCTTCCCAGCAGGAACAGCTTTCCAGAAGAACTTCTTTAGTCTATCATAGTCAGCATCATCTACCATTGCTGACTTCTTACCAAGACACCTAATAAGCCTCATATACTCAGTTTCCTTATTTCTTCTCTAATAGACTTCTCTGCTTCACCTCTTTCTTTAAGTATGTCAAATACTTCTTCTTCATTCATTCCTTTACTTAACATTTCAGAAAGTAGTTTATTTCCAGTTTCAGACAACGTGGCTATTTCTTCATAAGGTACAAGCTCTCCATTAACTACTTCCATAATATTAGGACTTCCTCTATAAACTCTTACTACCCAGTTATCCTTCATTCTTTCCTTGTGAATAACTATTTTTCTCTGGTCAACGGCGGATAGTCTTCTTCTTGCATTATATAAAGATACTCGCTTAGAGTGTGCATCTTTTTCATCTTCGCAAACCAGCACAAACTCTCTACCTTCCGTCAGGACTTTAATCACACAGTCTTCGTTCTGAATCACTCCCTTTTGCATAAATACTCCTTTTATTATTTTATCCAATAATATCATACATTTATGCAGTTGTCAATTAGTTTTGTATAGTTTGACAATTTATTTAATAGTGTAATTTATGCAATCCGATAAACCGTATATCGTATATTGTAAATTACATTCTGAGTTATTTTCCGGTTTATGATTACCGATTACACTATTTAATTTCTTAAAATAAATATTCTTTTCTTATATAATATATATAAGTATATATATATTACTGAGAGGGAGAGAAAGAGCCCTAGTCTAAGACGATTGAAGCCCCTTAGCAGTAATCGGTAATCGTTAATCGAATTATACACTATTATTGAATTTACGATATACAATATACGTTTGACGATTTACGATTACTAATATTTACCTTACCTAAACCATATTAAGTAAATACAAAGCCCGCTGTATATTATTATAAAGCTGTATATAACAAACCAGAATTTTTGCATGGCAGTCTCCTTTCGTTTATTAAATATCTTATCACACTATTAACCAGTTGTCAATAGTTATATTTAAGAAACGTGGTCAATTATTGACTATTCTGACAATTAAATACGATTCCTGCCCTCTACAATGTCCACCTTCGTGTTTAGTTACTTCCTGACTATTTCCTTCCCTGCTTGGCTGCGCGGTTAATAAATTCCTGAAGTTTTGTTTCATCATCGTCAGTGAATGTTGCGGGATACATGAGCCTTTTCATCATTAAACCGTTCATGCTGACTTCTTTTGTGAGTGTTTTTAATTCAGAAAATGCACGTTTATCTTCGGCTGCGCCTGTTGCATTTGTTCGATCACCTGACCATTTACCCGCAACGAGGTCTGCGAATTTATTTTTTGCGGATACGATTTTACCTTCAGTGTCGGCAATTTCGCTCGCCCCCTTGTCCATCAGTTTTTGTTTGATTCCGTAAACAATAACCTGCTTTTGAATATCAGCCATTGTTGTGAAGTCAGGGAACAGTTCAACCAATTCAAATCCGCAAATAAGCTCTGTTGCGTTTTCCTTGCCGTTAACCGTGCCAACGTATTTGTGCATGTTCAGCGTGGTATTATCCAAAGTCCATTTAATTATTCTTTTTGCCATGATTAAATCCTCCATTATTTTCAATAATGTTAATGAAGGCGGACATTATGGAAGGCATGAATCTCAATATTTAATTGTCAAAGAACATTGTGTCATTATTGTTTTTATATGTATGCAGACATTGTGCCAAATAATCACTGACGAAAAGAAAGTCTGCAACCATGCGGAATCATTGCATTTCTGGCGAAAACAATGACCGACGGTCATAAAATAAATGGAGCAAATCCGACAATAATGTCGAGCGATTTTCGTAAAATCTGGCGAATCAATAATGATATTAATAGCTTACACCATTCGACAAAAATGACGAGCGTTCGACAATAATGTCGGTGGGTAAAAAGTAATCAGCCCATGCCATAACCGCAAACATCTGCCCACAACAACAATTTTATTTTTCGTTTGATTAAAGCTTGGCATGACTATTGCAGCGGGAAGCTCGCTTCAATGTCAATAACTTGACGCTCCGTCAGGGGAGGGGTATACGACCATAGACCAGTACCTTATAGCCTATACTACCCCTATATTCCCCCAAGGTAAGTTTTTACTTTTGGTCTAAGTGGCACGAATGGGTAAATGTAGTTGTGAAATATTTAGCATAACTAGTAAATATTAGTTGACAACTATCGAAATACATGGTATGGTGTGGCTAGTATAAAAGAAGGGTTGGATTTGGAAAAGAAATGGTAGAGCAAGAGATTAGAGTAAAACTGGAAGAGACTTTTAGAAGTATTGAATCCCCCGCGCCAGTGGAGATTAAGAAGGATTATAGGAAGCTGGAGGCGAGGTATAAATGTACAGCGGGAGAGCAAAGTTATCTTTGCAGTGAGTATAAACCTTCGCATGTAGGGAACTGTAGGAATCTTCTTCCTGAGGAAGGGTGCGGGTTTAATGGGTAGGCAGAAGCCTTATTTTCGGAGCGGTCTTTTGATAGACCTAAAAGGAGATTAAAATGGATTACAGGAGCAAAGTTTTTGCAGAACTCGCAGAACGTATTTTGGTTGGTGGAGCGTATAAGTCAACATGGTTTGCGTACAAAAATGATAACTTAACAATTAAGGCGACAAGGAAACGCTTTGGTGGAAAAATTAACAAAGATGAGAAAAGAACAGAAATTATGTTTACTATTGGAAAGCCTAATTATGAAGAACGTGAGGCAATTAAGAAAGCAAAGAAGGAAGGTATAGTATTGACCTTCCGAACCAAACACCCAATAAAGAAATAACAAGGCACTGCCTGCCTGTAATAAAGGAAGTCTATAATGGGTAGACCACAGAAAGAGTTTGATATTGAAGCGGCGTTGGATCTCCTTATGAGAGGAGAGAGTATTCCTTCTGTGGCAGGAGAGTTGAGCATTACTCCGCCGACCCTCAGGGCTCGTATTGCAGAGATTCAAAAGGAGCAAGGGTTGCTGCTTCAATACCGGTCGATTCAGTCCCTGCAACTAACTGCTTTGCAAGCAAGAATTTTGGAAGCTATTACGCCTGGAAAGATTGAAGAGGCTCCACTGAAAGACTTGGTGGCGAGTTATAAGATTTTAAAGGATAAGGAATTAGTAATTGAGAACAAGCCGAGTGAGATTAAAGGACTTGTTGCTCACTTAATTTATATGGAGAAACAGGAGCAAGCACTGGCTGCTGGAACACAACTCCCTGACCTCTCGATCACTGATGCGGAGTATACAGACAGCACGAATGATGAAGGTCAAGTGACTTCAATAAACGAGATAGACGAACAGGATTTTTAGATGATACCTGACAACCAACCACAGCTTGGAGTAATCCCAATCATGAAGCCCACGAATGAAGGCTTACTGCTCGGCGGGCTGATTGCAGAACTTTCACCAAAAGGAAACATAACTAACATCCACGCCCTGATACACGGGCAGATTCTAACCCGCGCGTACCAGTCAAATGGTCAACAATTGACCTTTCTGGCAAATTGAGTTGAGCGACCCGACCGCGTGGATTTTTGTTGTTACCCGCTCTTAACTGCACGTTTGGCTAGTGAGGTATGACTACAAGTAAACAGAGAGCAGCTTTTTTAAAATTACCTAAGTGTAAAAAGTGTGGAAAGAGGGCTAAGTTAGAAAGACATCATATTGTTTATGATCCTGAGATCACGGTTACTATTTGTATTAAGTGTCATAAAGAAATAACAAGGTTAAATAAGCAAGCAGCGAGAAGTACAAGAGTTTATCATAAACTAACTAACTTAGAACGAATACTTATTTGGTTGCGCTTTAGTGGAACTTAATACTCCTGACATACATAAATCAGTTATTAATAAACTAAAGGAGTGGAAGAATTCTCCTCTTCAGTTCGTGAAGGAGTGTATTAAAGCTGAGCCAACTGAGCAACAGATTGAGTTATTACAAGCTATTGGTAAGGAAAAGCGTATAACAGTACGTTCTGGGCACGGCTGTCATGCAAGAAATGCCATTATACATATGTATCCTTATGGTTTTAAAGCAGTACAAGATATTAAAGTTGGAGATCTTATTATGGGAGATGATAATACTCCTAGAACAGTTCTTAAACTTTATTCTGGTACAGAAGAAATGGCACGTATTAAGTATCATAATAATACTTACTATGATGTAAACATGAGTCATATTCTTTCACTTGTGTGTAGTGGTAATTTAGGTAAAACTGCTAGATATAAAGCAGGTGATAAAATAAATGTCTCTGTCAGAGATTATTTATCTTGGCCTGAATATAAAAGAAAAAAGTTTGTTGGTTACAGAGTAGGAATTGAATATCCTGAATATAATGTAAAGATTCCTCCATATATTCTTGGTCTTTGGCTTGGAGATGGAACACATAATCAAGCTGAATTAACTAATATAGATAAAGAGGTTATTGGCATATGGCAAGCTTTTGGAGAAGCTAATAATCTTAAAATGTCTACGTATCAGGATATTAGGCATCGGCTAGTCTTTTCTACTGTACAAGAAAGTAATAACTTACAAAATCCTTTTATAGCTGCACTTAAATACTATAATTTATATAGTAATAAGCATATTCCAAAGGAGTATTTATTTAATTCTAAGAAAGCACGCTTGCAATTACTTGCTGGCTTAATAGATTCTGATGGTTCTAAAGATGCACACTCTAGACAATTTTCTATTACTCAAAAATCTGATGAAGTAGCAGAAGACATTTTATTTTTGTGCCAATCGGTTGGTCTTAAGGCTACATTACAAAAGACTATTGGCACATGGACTTATAAGAATATCCAAAAAAAGAGTTATAAAAATGTTATTTATATTTCTGGTGATACACATTTAATTCCTACACAAATAGAAAGAAAGAAGGTTTTAGAAAATTTAAAAACTAACCTTCATTTTGGTTTTTCGGTTGAGAGACTTGCTGAAGATACCTATTATGGATTTGAGTTAGATGGGAATAGCTTATATGTTCTTGGTGATTTTACAGTAACACATAATACAGGAAAAGATGCCGTAGCTTCGTGGATTGCTTTATGGTTTCTTGTAACAAGGCCTTATGCAAAAGTTGTAGTTACTGCTCCTACAAACAGACAATTACGAGATATATTTTTAGCTGAAATATCTAAGTGGCTTAGACAGTCGTTGGTTGCAGACGAATTTAGAATATTAAAGGATTCTGTTATACAAAAAGATGCTAGTAAAGAGTGGTGGTTGAGATTAATTTCTCCTTCTGTTAGAGCAACTAAAGATGAACAAGCTGAAACTCTGGCTGGGCTACATGGTGACCATCTTTTAATCATATGTGACGAGAGTTCTGGAATACCTGACCCAACCTTTATACCACTTGAAGGCGCCATGTCTCAGCCAGACAATAAGGTTTTGCTTATTGGTAATATGACTCGTAATTCTGGTTATTATTATGATACACATTTTAGTGAGTCTGCTAAGCAGGATTGGTATAGACTTCATTGGGATTCAAGAAAATCTAGTAATGTAGATAAGTCTATGCCAGAATATTTTGCTAGAAAGTATGGTATAGATTCTAATATTTTTAGAATACGTGTAGAAGGAAATCCTCCGTTACAAGATGAAAATACTTTAATTCCTTTGTGGGCAGCAATTCAGTGTATTGGTAACACTTTTGATGTTGCTGAAGATGAGCCACTATATCTAGGTGTAGACGTGGCACGCTATGGCAGCGACGCATCTATAATTTTGCCAAGACAAGGACTTAGAATTGATCCTTGGGAAACTTTTAGAAAACTTAATACTATAGACCTAGGTGGTTTTATAAACCAAACTTACCAAGAACTTAATGCTAGTGGTGTAGCTATAGATGTTATAGGTGTTGGTGCTGGTGTAGCAGACTGGCTTGAAAAACATAATTTACGAAATCTTTACCAAGTAAATGTAACAAATTCTTCAAGTAACATAGAAAAATTTCATAAACTACGGGATGAACTTTGGGTAAGAGTTAGAGATAACTGTATACTTGGTAAGTATAGTTTTCCAGAAGTAAAACTTGTTGGTGATACAGAGTCTTTAGGAAACCAACTTGCAAATGAACTTGCTACAGTTAGGTATAAATTTAATCAGCATGGTGGAATAATTGTAGAGTCTAAGAAAGATATGAAAGCAAGAGGAATTGCTTCTCCTAATATTGCTGATGCACTTGGACTTACTGAGTACTTTGCAAACAGTGCTACGAAAGTATTTGCTAAGCTGAAGCAAGAAGAAGTTAAAAGAAATTATAGTAATGGTTATGGTGAATCTGCGTGGATGCTGTAGTACTGACACAAGTACTTTCTCATGATGAGAATGTAAAGTCTATAGCGTATAACGAGGCTTCTGGTAATTTAATAGTTATCTTTGGTGGTGGAAATAAGTCAGTCTATAAAAATGTAACACAGGAAATGTTTGATAAACTTACAGAAGGTTTATCTGTTTTAGATTTAGTAAGACACAATAACTTAGTTGGTGTGAGGATTAGATAAATGTTATCTGCTAAGCACAAAAAGATTTTGGATGAGCTTAAAGACAGACTCAAAGTAGCTCAAGACGAAGATGGTGATAATCGTAAAGCTGCTTTTGATGATCTTGAGTTTATATATGTTCCAGGAAAACAATGGCCTGCTGAGATTAAAGCTGATAGAGAAGCTAATGGAAGACCTTGTCTTGAAATAAATAAAATGCCTACGTTTATTAGTCAGGTAGTTGGCGATCAGAGAATGAACCGACCAGCTATTAAAGTAATACCTGTTGATGACAAAGCTGATAAAAGAGTAGCTACGTTGCTTTCTGGTTGGATTAAACATGTGCAGCAGATATCAAAATCTGATATAGCTGTTGATCATGCTTTTGAGCATGCTGTTTCTTGTGGCTATGGAGCAATGAGAGTAGTTACTAAGTATACTTCTGATTCTTCATTTAATCAAGAAGCCTATATAGAAAAGATTGAAAATGCTCTGGCAGTATATTGGGGAAGACATCAGGAATATGATTGTTCAGATGCTGAGTATTGTATTATAATTACTGAAATGGGTCGTGATGAGTATAAAGATACTTATAAAAAAGAGCCAATGCCGTTTAATTCTGCTGATGCTTTGTATACAGAAGGCTGGGCTAATGAGAAAACAGTTCGTCTTGCTGAGTACTTTGTAAAAGAACCAGTTAAAAAGACTATTTATTTACTTAAAGATAACCGAATTGTAGACGAACTTAAAGAAGGTGATGAAGAAGTAAAACATAGAGAAGTAGAAACTTACGAAGTTAAATGGTACAAGTGTTCTGGTAATGAAGTACTTGAAGAAGCTACTTGGGTTGGTAAGAAATATATCCCAATAGTTCCTGTATGGGGTAAGGAAATTAATGTAGGTGGGAAGAAAATTATTGAAGGTCTTATTCGTCATGGTAAAGATCCTCAAAGAATGTATAATTACTGGAGAGCTCTTTCCTTAAATACACTAATACCTACTCCATCTGGGTGGCTAACAATGGAAAATATTCTTGTTGGTCAGAAAGTTTTTGATGATAAAGGTAAAGTTTGTACTGTTATTAATATTAGTCAGGTTTTTGAAAATAGAAAATGTTTAGAGGTTACATTTGACGATAATTCTACTATAGTAGCTGATATTAAACATCTTTGGACTGTAGAAGAACGAGGAAAAAGAACATCACAGACCTTTAATTGGGAAAATAAAACTATAACTACTGATCAGTTAGTTCCTGGAAAACACTTTATAAACGTAACTGAACCTTTAGATTTGCCAGAACAAGAATATTCTATTCCTCCTTATGTGTTAGGAGTATGGCTTGGAGATGGTACCTCTGCAGAACCAAACTTTACTCAACATAAAGATGATGCATTAGAACTATCATCACACTTAAAGTGGTTTGGTTGTAATTTAAGTGATTATCATAATGATAGTGGAAATTGTATTCGGCAAACAATTCTTGGAATAAGGAGTAAATTTACTGCACTTGGTTTACTAAATAATAAACATATTCCTTATTCCTATGTTAGAGGTTCAAAAGAACAACGACTTCAATTATTGCAAGGTTTAATGGATACTGATGGTTCTGTTAGTACTACAAATGGTTCTTGTAGTTTTACTACTGTGGAGTTAGAACTTGCAAAAGGTTTTGCAGAGTTACTTAGAACTCTTGGTATCAAATCAAAGCATTGTGTTCGTAATAGAACAGCTTTTAATAAACTTACTAATAGTTCACACAGACAAATTGAGTATCAGTTTTCGTTTACTACTCGTTTACCAGTATTTAGACTTTCTCGTAAGTTAGCAGGACTTGGAAATCGTGAAGAAGAGGCTAGACGTACTAAGAGATATAGTATTAAGTCTATCCAAGAAGTCCCTTCTGTTCCAGTAAAGTGTATTACGGTTGATAGTCCAACAAGTCTTTATTTGGCTGGTATAGGAATGGTGCCTACTCATAATTCAACTGATACAGAAGTAACTGCTCTTCAACCAAGAGTACCTTACTTTATTACTGCGAGACAACTTGGAGAGCATAAAACTCAGTGGGATAATCTTCAACGAAAGAATTATCCTTATATATTGGTAGAGATAGATAAAGAAGCTCCAGGCTGGCCTCACAGAGAACCACCTCCGCAAGCTTCTTCTGCTATGAGTGAGAACACAGCTACTACAGATCAAGAAATGCGTGATACTATTGGCTTGCAAAGAGCAAGTCTTGGTATGCACAGCAATGAACGAAGTGGTGTAGCTATTAGAGAACGTAAACAAGAAGGTGATGTTGGAACATTCTCCTTTATTGATAATCTTTCAAGATCAATTGAGCATCTTGGAAGAATTTTGGTTGATATTGCTCCTGGTATTTTAGATACAGAAAGAGTAATTCGTCTTGGTTTAGATGATGGAAGTTATGGATTTGATGCTGTAAATGTTGAAGATCCAGAAAACCCTGAGAAGATTATTAATGATTTGTCAGTAGGAAGTTATGACATTACAGTAACTGTCGGTCCAAGCTTTACTACTCAACGTACTGAAGCTAGACAGTCAATGCAAGAGTTTATACAATACTACCCACAAGCTGCCGGCGTTATTGGTGACTTGTATGCGAAGTATCAGGATTGGCCTGGTTCTGAAGAAGTTGCGCAGCGTCTCGCTTTTCTCCTTCCTCCTGAGATCAAGGCTAAGATGGCTGCAGACGAGGCTAAAAAGGAGGGGAAAGAAGCTCCGGCGCCTCCGCCCCCTCCGCCTCCAAACCCGCAGCAACAGATGGCGATGCAAGAGGCACAGATTAAACTACAAGAGTCTCAGTTAAGTTTGGAAGAGGCTAAGTTAAAGTTACAGCAAGAACAAGAAAAGCTAAAGGAGCTTATAATTAAAAATGAAATGCTTGCTGCTGAAAGTAAAGAGCAAGTAAGAAGTTTGTTAGGAGAAGTCTTAAAAGAAGAGCATGATAAGTTAGCTGCACTTAATCAACCTGCTCCGCAAGAAAACTCGCAGCCTGCTGAGCAACCTATGCCAGTACAAGGAGATAATCAAAATGCCTAAAGGTTCTAAAGTAGATATTCTCTATAAGAAGTTAAAGTCGAAAGGAAAGAGTAAAGGTTCTGCAGCAGCCATTGCTCAGCATGCTACTGGTCTTTCACTTGCTACAGGAAAGAAACCTAAGTATAAGAATGCTATGAAGGCTGCTGGTGATGGAGATCATAGTGTGATTAGAAGTCTTATGATGGATAAGGCTTAAAGCAACTAAACCATTTAACCGTTCTAGGTTTTACCTAGCTCAGATCGAGGAGATTTGCTAATGTTAAAATCCATATTTGAAGTTGAAGCAATTAACCAACCTATTAATGGAGTTGATAGTCCGAACCTTATGTCAGTTGATTCTACTACTCCGATTATTACTTCTTCGGATGAGGTTAATGAAGAAGATGAAAGGCTTGAACACCCAGAAATACTAAAAGAAAAAGCTGAAGCTAAGAAAAAGAAAGAAGAGGAAGAGAAAAAGAAGAAGGAAGATGAAGAAGATACTGAAGAAGAAGTAGAGGAAACAGAAGAGGCAAAGACTGAAAGAGAAGCAAAGGAGAAGTTAGAAAAAGAAAAGGCTGAGAAGGTTCCTGAAAGTGTTCAAAAGCGCATTGATAAGGCAGTGAAGAATCAACGTGTTGCTGAACGAGAACGGGACTTCTTTAAAAATAAAGTTCAGGAACTTGAAGCTGAAAACTTGAAACTTAAGTCTAATGTTCCAGCAACAGATAAACCCAAGAGGGCAGATTTTGAGAGTGATGAAGACTTTACAGAAGCTCTTACAGATTGGAAGATTGACCAAAAGTTAAAGACTAAGCAAGAAGAAACTGATAAAGGTAAGAAAACGGCTGAAGAGCTAAGAGCAGAAACTGAGTTACAAGAAACAATAGTGAGTCTGGTTGAGCGCGGTAAGGTAAAATATGAAGACTGGGATGAGACTGCTGGAAATACAGATCTTAAGATTACTCCTGAGTTACTTGGAATAATTATTGAATCTGATGCTTCAGAAGATATTATGCATTATCTTGGTTTGAACCCAGATTTGGCTAGTGAGATTTCTGCTATGTCAGCAAAGAAAGCTGCGATTGAAGTTGGAAAGATAGGGGTTGCGTTAGCTGAGGAACCTGAGAATGTATCTCAGGATGTTACTACTGATGAAGATACAGAAGAGGAAAAAGAGAAAGCTAAACCTAAACCTGTTGTTAAACAAATTAAAAAGGTATCTTCTGCTCCACCTCCTATAAAGCCTGTTAAGACACTTGGTGTTGTTGAAAAAGATCCAAGTAAAATGAATCAAAAGGAATATAGGGCTTGGAGAGAGAGCCAAAAGAAATAAGGAGTAGTTTAAAATGACTTCAAGTAATACTTTACTTACCCCTACCATTATAGCTAAAGAATCGTTGATGCAGTTGATCAATCACTTGGCAATGGCTAGGCACGTACATATGGCTTACAAGAATGAGTTTGTCAAAGTTGGGCAGACTATTACTGTAAGGAAACCGAACAAGTTTCGGACAACCAAGACTCAGGCAAGAAGTAATACAAATATTTCTGAGCCGAGTACTTCAATTACTATGTCTACACAGGCGCATGTTAGCTGGGCATTTAGTTCAGTTGATTTGACGACTACTATTGAAGACTATAGTAAGCGTTATATTTCTCCGGCATGCGATTCGTTAGCTAATACGGTTGACTATGATCTGTGCGGACTGTATACAGATGTTTATAATTATGCTGGTACTCCTGGAACAACTCCATCGACTTTCAAAGTCCTTGGTGATGCTCAGACAATACTGGATGATGAAGCAGTTCCTAGTGAAGGACGAGTTGCGGTAGTTAATCCTAGTGCAAACTGGGCATTGGCTGATGGTTTGAAAGGCACGTTTGCTGCTAAACCTGCAAATGATATTATTACTAAAGGCTATCTTGGTACTATCGCTAACCTGAATATTTATTCAGATCAGAATATTAATCGTCACACGACAGGTGCGTTTACTGCTGGTGCTACTCCGTTGATGAATGGTGCAACTGTTACGGGTGCTACAAGCTTTGTAACTAATGGATGGAGTGGAAGTAATACAGTTAACAAAGGTGATATTTTTACAGTAGCAGCTACTAATGCAGTTAATCCTGTAAATGGTGTATCGACAGGTAATCTGCGTAGATGGGCAGTAACGACTACTACGGCTGATACAAGTGCAGATATGACGATTCCTATTACTCCGACTTGCGTTTATGGAGCAACGAATCCGTACTCTAATGTTGATGCACTGCCTTTAACTACAGCTGCTTTAACTTTTGTTGGTACTGCTTCAACAGCGTATCCGCAGAATCTTGTATTTCATCCTAATGCTTTTGCTTTGGTAACAGTTCCTATTGAAATGCCGGCAAATGTCTGGGGCGCAAGAGAGACTGATGCAGATGCAGGTATCTCGATTCGTGTTGTTAAACAGTACGATATTGATGCAGATGAAGAGATTATTCGTCTGGATATTCTGTATGGTACTAAGACACTTTATCCGGAGCTTGCAGTCCGGCTGTGGGGTTAAGGAGGAAGTGACTTATGTATAAAGACAGACTTTTTGAAAACGAGAATGAGTATTACGGCTTTACAACTATGATGGGTAGTCCTAAGCGTGGACTTGGTAATACCTATTATGTTGTAAATGCTGCTGATACTGCGGTTGTAGCAGATTTTACAAAGAGACTTGCTGGTGTTACTTATGCAGATGGTTCGTTTCCTTTGTATATTGCTACGTCTCTTGCAGCTGACGGAGCTATTCAGGCGGCGCTTAATGCTTGTGTAGCTAATAGAGATGATACAGTAGTTATAATGCCGAGTGATACTAATTACTCAATTACGACTACTCTTCAGGCAACAAAGAAAGGTGTGCATATTATTTGTCCTACAGGAATTGGTTATGACTTTCCTATAGGTAACACTGCACGATTAAAGTCAATAGTTGCAGCTACTGCGGTAATTAATTTTACTGCACAAGCTATTGAGTTTGCTGGTTTCTATGTAAAGAATTATGCTGATGTTGCAGCTATTACTCTTGCAGCTACAGCACTTTCTCCTAATATCCATCATAATTCCTTTATGTTGGTATGGACTGCTTCTCCTGCTGCAGCTATTGTTGGTTCAGGTGCAGCTGGTGCGTGGGGTGGAATTACTAGAAACTGGTTTATTTCAGAAACTGGTACTGGTGTAACTGGTACTATTGCAGCTATTGATATTGCAGCACAGGCAACTGGCTGCAGAGTTTGTGGGAATGAGCTAACAATTGGAGATGGTAATACTGCTACAGTAGGTATTTCTAATCTTGCAGTTAAAGGTCATACAGACTTTAATGTGTTTTCATCTAGTGGTGGTATTGCAGTTACTCCTTCTGGTGGTGCTATTACGAACTGCGTTTCTATTAATACAATGGCTTGTGCGATTGGTAATAGAGGAGCAGTCGCAGCCAGTGCATTGTTGACTGGTGGTACTGCGGCACATTCATACTGTGATAACATGGATGGAGCTACTGGTACAGGTAATGGTTCACAAAGTAACTTAGAAACATAAATAATTAACTCCGGCGGAGCAGCGGATAATCTGCTCCACGTTTAAACTGGAGGAATTTTAAATGGCTTCAAATAATCAATTACTTGGAAGTGGTAAGCCGGAAGTAGTAGTTGAGGCTCCTTTAGCTTCACAAGAGAAAACTCCTGCTTGGAGATTTCATATTACTTGTCCTGAAGGAATATTAGTTAAGACAGACAAACAACTTGATGAACTTGATAAAGCTGGTTGGAAAGATCATCCAGGGAAGGTGAGATTACTTCCAGGACACGAAGAAATTTGGAAAGCTGAACAAGCTAAAGAAGCTTTTAATAACGAAGGTAAAGGTCTGGCTGAAGATATGATGCCAGAAACCGAGTCAATTATTGACCATTCTGATTCAAAACAAACGGAAAAGACTAAGAGTCTTTTTGAGGAATAGTTAAATGCAAGTACAAGATATTGTAAAAGCTTCAATGCGAAAACTATCCTTGTATGCAAGTGGGGAGACTCCTTCAGTTAATGAACTGAATGATGGTCTCTCTGCTTTGCAATCAATGCTGAGAGCATGGGAAAGTAGAAGATTACTAGTCTTCGCATCTACTAAAGAGAATGTAACTTTAGTTCCTGGGCAGTATTTGTATGCTTGGGGAACTGATGGAGATATAAATACTACTAGACCTTCGCAATTACTTGGTTGTTACATTACTGATAGTGAAGGTGTAACACATACAATTGATATAATTTCGGAAGATAAGTATAGAAGTATATCAGTTAAAGGAACTGTAAGTAGACCTTATGCACTTTACTTTCAGCCAACGTATCCGCTTGCTAATGTTTACTTATATCCTGTACCTAGTGATGTAGAGACTATGGTGATTGATAGTCTTAAACCTTTCACAGAGACCAGTTCATTTAGTGGATTAACTGATACACTTGCATTTCCGCCTAATTATGAAGAAGCTATTACTTATAATCTTGCGGTTAGACTTGCAGATGAATATGGTAAAGCTGTTACAGCTTCAATAGCTGCTATTGCTACAGCAACACTTGATAGTATTATTGCAGTTAATTCTTCTAATCAAGTAACAGAAGCTATGATTATAACTCCGGCGAGTTCACCACAAGGAACTCGGTATTCAATTAACTCAGACACGTATCATTAAAGGAGAATATTATGGCAGTAATCGGTCCTTTCGAGCATACACTTTTTTACTATGGTTTATCTACAGATACAAAACCAGGTGATGATAAATGTGTTAGGCCTGGTAGTAGATTTATTGAGACAGATACTAGTGATGAATTTGTTTATACTGGTGGCGGAACTTGGACAGAAATTAAACATGATGTTATTACTAACTAGGAATTGATAATGCCTGTACAAATACCATTTATAGGTGGAGCTTATACTAATAACTCACCGAGGATTAATTGCCAGAAAAGTGTTAATTGCTATCCAGTAATTGATAACAAGGAAGCAAAGAATATTCTTTCTATGGCTGGAACTCCTGGTCTTCAGTTCTTTACTAAGATTAGTTCTTATGGAAGTGGAGCTAATGGAGCAGCGACTATCTCTGTTGATACTACTCTTACTAAGGATATGGAGTATACTAATCTTACTATTAATTCAGGTATTACACTTGACACAGGTGGATACACAGTAATGTGTAGTGGAACACTGACTAACAATGGTACGATTACTAATGCTGCTAGTGGTGGAAGTGGTGGTGTAGGTGGAGTTGGTTATGGTATAGCTGCAGCAAATTTAGGTGGTAGTGGCGGAGATCCACTGATTGCTGGAGCAGGTGTCGGCGGAGATGGTGGTAATGGAGGAGGATCAACTAGCACTGGTGGAGCTGGTGGGCAAGGTGGTGGGTTTGTTAATATCTTTGCAAGAACATTTACTAATAATGGGTTGATTCAAGTAAATGGTAGTAATGCAGGAAGTCCTACTAATGATGGTACTGGAAGTGGTATTGGAGGAAATGGAGGAAACGGTGGTACTGCAAGTCTTTTTTATGATAGCAAGACTACCGGAACAGTTACTGCAAATGGTGGAAGTAGAAGTGTAGGAACTACTGTTCCAATTGATTTGTTTCAGTATGCAAGTGATGCTGACATTCAGGCAGCTTATGTAGTTGGTGGTGTAAGTTTAGATAGTTATACTAAACTTATGCTTCATATGGATAGTGATTTTAGTGATTCATCTGCAAGTTCACATACTCCTACAGTAGTAGGAGCTACTATTGACACAAGCCAAAAAGTTTTTGGAATTGGCTCTGGTAATTTTAATCCTGCTGTTAGCGACCAATATGTAAGCTATCCTGACTCGGCTGACTGGTATTTTGGTACTGGTGCTTTCTCTATTGACTTTCGTATAAGGTATGCGACAGTTGATGCTAATACTCAGGGACTTTGTGGGCAAGATGGTTTAACAGCAGGAAATGACTGGCGAATTACTAATGAAAGATTTCTTTCTGGTGGGCAGTATTATGAGAAGTATGTTTTTTATCATGACTGGGGTGGTGTAGTACAGGCTTCTTATTACTATACAATGCTTGCGGATTCTGGAGTATGGCATCATATAGAATGGGGGCGTAGTGGTGCTAATGTTTATCTGCTTATTGATGGTATGAGTAAGACTTTAACAACTGTTAAAGCAATTTCTACTAACCAGATGCACGATATAGGTAGTGTACTTAAAATAGGAAAAATTCATAGCCATGCTTTAAACGGTAATCTTGAAGAGTTTAGAATTAGTAAAGGGATAATACGGCATACAAGTAGTTTTACTATTCCTACTACGCAGTATCCACTTGTTCCAATCGTTACTTCTGAAAGTCTTATTACTACTTTTGGAAAGTATAGCGGTAAAGTAAGTGTACAGCAAGGTTGTGCTAACGCTACTTTGACTTTATCACTTAGCCCAACATTTAATTTAGTTGGAGTAGACACAGTTAGTTTTAGTTTGTATAATACGATAACTGGTAGTAATGTTACTGTAGGACTTCATGATTCTGGAGGAACTACTACAAGTGTTACTCCGAGCATAATGAGTAGTGATGCGTGGCAGACTTGTACTATAGACTTGACTTCTATAGCTAGTGCTGATAAGAATACTATTGATTCTTTGATTATTACTATTGCTAATGCTGATGTAAGTAGTGTATTTTACATAAGTAATATGTTTTATACTTATACAACTCCAGCTCTTGCAACTTCATCTACTTCATTACTTATTGAAGCAGCAAGTAAATCATTTACTACACAAGCAGGATTAAGTTATCAGGTAGGAAATGGAGTACTTATTTCTGATACAGCAGATAATAATAATTGGATGGCAGGAACAATTACTTCTTATTCTTCTACTACTATGGTAGTGTCTGTAGCACAGACATATGGAAGCGGTACATTTACTAGTTGGCAGATTGAGGAACTTTATCAAGCTAATGTAAATGGTCTTGCTGGTGTAACAGGAGCTGCTACTTGGACTAATATTCCTTACTTCTCTTTTACAAGCGGAGATTTTAGAGGTGGAGGAGTTTTTAATAATAAGCTTTACGTAGTAATAGCAAATCAAGTTTTGTGTATTACTACTGCTGGCGTAACATCATCGCTTGGTACATTGACTACTTCTACTGGATTCGTGTCAATGGATAGTAATGGTACTCAGTTACTGATAGTTGATGGAACAGCTCATGGTTACTATGTAACACTTTCAACTAATATCTTAACAGCAATCAATGATGCAGACTTTCCGGCTGCAGGTTCGTGCTGCTTTTTAGATGGATTTCTTATAGTAACTAAAGTTAGTACTGGTCAGTTTTATATATCAGGTTTATATGATGTAACATCTTGGGATGCTCTTGATTATGCTACGGCAGAAGGAAGTCCAGATAATCTTCTTTGCTGCGGTGCTACACAAGAAGCTCTTTGGCTGTTTGGAACAGATACTACTGAGGTTTGGTATAACCAAGGTGGGAGTGATTTTCCTTTTGCAAGAATGCAAGGCGCACTTATTGAGCAAGGCATTGGAGCACTTGCTTCGTTGTGCAGTGTAGAAGGTCAGTGGTATCTTATAAATGATAATAAAGAAATTGTTCGTAGTGTAGGATATCAGTTTCAAAAGGTTTCTACTATTCATATAGATAAAGAACTGCAAAGTTACTCTACAGTGTCAGATGCGGTAGCTTATGAATATAGAAATCTTGGGCAGATATTTGTAGTGTTTGTATTTCCAACTGCTAATAAGACTTGGGTTTACGATCTGGTCACTGACTACTGGCACGAATGGAGTAGCTATGTTAATCCAGGAGTTTTAAATAACTTTGGAAGACACAGAGGTGCTATTGGTTTCCACTTTAATGGAAAGTATATAGTAGGAGATTATAGTAACGGAAGTATTTATATTCTGAATAACCAAGTATATACTGATAATGGAGAACTTATTAAAAGAACTAGAAGAGCTCAGATAATTAGTGATAAGGGAGTTAATATAATCCATGATGAGATTTGTCTTGAGTTTGAAGCTGGCGTTGGTTTGTCAGGAACTGGTAGTGGCTCAAATCCACAAGTAGGTTTGTCATTCTCAGATGATGATGGAAATACTTGGTCAAGTGTTGATTATAGATATCTTGGTACTGCAGGTAGTAAACAGCAGAGACAAAGATGGTTAAGACTTGGAAAGGCTAGAAATAGAATTTACGAATTAACTATGTATGAACCTGTTAAGTTTATACTTGCAAATGTAACAGCTAGATTTGAGGAGCTTAGTGCTTAGATGAGTCAATTATTATCTACTCCCCCGATTCAAGATCCCTTGAATACAGATCCTAAGAGTGTTGTTACCACTCCGACATGGAGAATATTCTTTCAGCAAGTAGCAAGTCTTTTATCCGCTACTGTTGGACCTAAGGGGGATAAAGGAGATACAGGTAATACTGGAGCTACTGGTATAGCTGGACCAGCTGGCTTTGCTTTAGACGGAGTTGATGGCGAAGAAGGTATGCCAATTCCTGGAGCTAAAGGTAGTAAAGGTGACCAAGGACAATTTGTTTCTGGACTAGACGGAGAAGATGGTAATGATGGACTTTCTATAAAAGGAGATAAAGGTGATAAAGGTGATAAAGGTGATACTGGCCCGCAAGGAGTATTTGTTGGAGCAATGTTTGAGGATGGTCAAGATGGTCAAGATGGACTTAATATAGTAGGAAGTAGTAACGTTTTGACCTATCCTGTCACAGGTGTAGCTTCTCCTACACCAGGAATGGTTACAAAATGGGGAGCAGGTGGAAACACTATTGTTGATGGCTATACAGTCGGGACAACAGCAAATAATCTTTTACAGCTAGATGCTAACGCAAAGATACCTGCCGTTGATGGTTCACAGCTTATAAATATGGCAAGCGTGTCAGGCGTAAGTATTGCTAATCAACTTACAAATTCCCGTTTCGATATATGGTCAGGCGGAATTTTATCAACCCCGCCGACTCCTGGCAATGCTCCGGCTGCTCTATCGTTTACTCTTGACGGTACTAATGCAGCTTTGATTTCTGCTGGTAGTCTTGCACCCTTCGGTGGTTTTGATGCTTCTGGCTCTGTGTTTGGAATTCTTGATTCAGCTAATGCAGGATACACTACGGCAGGATCGCTGGTTACAAATGGAGGTATTGATTCAGTAACTACGGGGTGGACAGTTACGGGCTTTGGTCTTATTACTAGTGTAGGAAGTGGACAGACAGGAAATTGCCTTAGAATTACAAATAGTGGGGCAGCAAGCCAATATGCTTATCAAATAATAACAACAGTCAATCACGGTTTATACCAGTTATCGTGGTATTCTAAAAACGGTACTTCATCTGCTTTAAGGGTGTGGGTGGGAACTTCACTTGGTGGCAATCAGATATATGATTCAACTGATTTTTCCAATGCTTCTTTTACATTACATACTATTTATTTTATTGCTACGAGTACAACGACATATATTCATTTTATAAATGACGGAGCTGATACCTTAACTGCCTTCTTTGACTCAATATCTTGCTATGACACGGGAATAAGAAGCTCTGCAACTCCGGCAATCGTAGCTGGTGGACAAACAGGAAATTGCTTTGATGCAGTAGCAACGACAAATGCTTTCCCGATCACAACAGTCGCAGGGCATTTATATCAGATTGATTTCTATTATAAGAACGATGCCAATGGCAGACCGAGGGTTAAAGTCGGGACAGCGGCAGAAGGTGTGCAGTATTATGATTCTGGTTCTGGAACTTATAATAACACCAACTGGACGCTTGCGCCCGCAGCTTATTTTGTGCCGACAGGTACGACAACTTATATATCATTTGACAATAGTGCGACAGGTCATGTTTACTTTGATTCATTAACTATCTATGATGTGACAGCTTTAACGCCTACGCCAGCCTGTATAGCAGCAGACACGGTTGCAATGGATGGCTGGACAAAAACATCAGGTCTAAAGTTATCTCGTGAGCCGTCAGGTGCGAATACCAAAGCAGGGAATTACTATGCCGCTTATGCTATTACTTCTGATGCTTCGACTTATTATTTAACGTGGAATGGCAATGGTAACACAGACGTAGTTCTACGCCAGAGATACGCAGGGCGGGCAGTAACATTCGGCTCATGGGTTTTCTGTAATACCGCAGCAGCTTGTTATCTTGAACTTTATGACGGTTCAACTACTACAACCTCAATAGCGCACACAGGAAATTCAACGTGGCAATGGTTGGAAGTAACCGCTACAATGGGCGCAGCACCTACGTCAATAACAGTAAGATTCAAATTCACTAAAGGCTGTTATGCTTACTTAGAGCAACCCATGTTTACTTATGGCAGTTCAATCGGTAGCGGTAATTATTTTCCGGTGGTGAATGAAATTACTTATCTTGATAATCCGATAACGTCTTTGACTTTTGCAGCTTCGACAACTCTATACATACGGCAGTTAAGCAAGGAGATGATTCCCTCAAATACAAAAGCAATCGTATGGGATGCATCAGCAAGGATTCAGACATCATCAACAAATGCAAGCGGCAGTGCTTACGGCGGCCATATAGGCTGTGATTCAAACGGCAACCAATATTCAGGCGGCGCAACGGGCGGCAGCATTGTCGGCGTAATGAGATATTAGAGGAATATTATGGAAAACTTAGAACAACTTATATTAGCAGAAATTAAAAACCGCAGCGGTGTGCAGTACGATAGCTTTGAAAATGCTTGCAATGCTGGATTAGCTTTAGCAGTGCAAGTTCTTGTTACTGTTTTAGTAAGTTTAAGTCAAATAAAGTAATACTAAAAGGAGATTTATTATGGCAGCAAATCGTTTACTAAGAGTTGGTCCAGTTGCTCTTTCAGCGACTACAACTACAAACATTTTAAACCCAGCAGCTGCAGGAAGTGGAACTGGTTATACTCCTACTGCTTCGTATATAATTCTAAGACATATTAGGATTATAAACAAGACTGCTAGTGCTGCTACATTCTCGCTTTGGATAAGTACAACTGGTGATAATGGGGCAGGTAAAGAGTTCATGGGAACAGGTTCAAATGTAGCAGCTAATTCTTATGTTGACTGGTATGGACAGTTAAGACTTGACGCAGCAGACTTTCTTGTTGGTGGTGCAAGTGCAGGAACAACACTAACTTTTCAGGCAGAAGGTGAAGTAGGATTAGCTTAATAATACGTAAGATGGTTGGTCAATAATTGACCATTCTGAAAGTGAAGGTAAGATGAATATAACTCTTGTCTGCTATACTTATGGAATACCACTAAGTGATGCTTGTTGCTATCCACTTGGTTTTTTATATGTATCCTCTATTCTTAAGTCTAAGGGTCATAATGTAAAAATATTAAATTATAACCTTTATGATTATGATTTTAAGGAAGAAATAAAAAATCAAGATTTAGTAATGTTCACAGGTTTTGCTTCATTTAAAAATCAAATTATAAGAGACGCAGCAATATGCAGAGAAGCTGGTATTTTAACTTCTCTTGGTGGAGCACTTGGAACATTTTGTGAAGAAGAGATGAGGCAGCATGTAGACTCTGTTTGTGTAGGTGAGTATGATAAAGATATAAATATTGATAAGATACCTTACCCAGATTTTGATGGGTTTGGTATTGACAAGTACTTTGAAGCAAATGAGCTAAAGCACATCGGGGTATTAACTTCTCGTGGCTGTGTTTTTAACTGCACGTTCTGCTCACAAACTTGTAAGTTTAGATACAGAAAAGTTAAGAGTGTTATGGAAGAAGTTGATTTTTATATAATTAAGTATGGTATTGAATTAGTTATATTTAATGATAATACTTTTAATTTTAGTAAGTCTAGATTTATTCATTTGTGTTCTGAAATGAAGACTAGAAAAATTCCTTGGAGTGCAAGTATCAGATGTGACAAGTTTGATAATGAAATGGCTAAAGTAGCAAAAGATAGTTATTGTAAATACTTTTTAATTGGTATTGAATCTTTTAAGCAAGAGAAACTTGACGCGATGAATAAGCAGTTAAGAGTTGAAGATATTTATAAGACTATAGATTTACTTGAAAAGTATAAAATAAACTATCATGGTAATTTATTACTTGGTTTTGAAGATGAAAGTTATGCTGATATAGTAAGTGAAGTAAATAATATAAAAGATAATAAGCATATATTTCCTTCTCTTGTGCAACCTTTTATTGGAACTAAGAATGGGTATAAGAGAAGTATAACTAAGGAAGAAACTTTGTTTCTTAATTCTTCGTTTGAAGAGTACGCAGTAGCTAATGAAAAATATGTTTATTCGGAGTTTGTAGTATGATTAGAGAAGCTTTAATAAGTGAAGTAAGAGCAGTATCCACTTTTATGACTAAATTTGAAGAGTGTACTAAGTTTGTAAAAGTAGATATAGATCATGCTACTAAAGTTTATAAAAAGTTAATTACTGATAATATGGGGGCAATGATAATTCTTACAGATGAAAGTGGAAGCATAGATAAGATGGTTGGTGGACTTGGATGTGTTAAAGGTCCTGACTTACATTATCCAAGAATTACAGCAGTAGAAACTTTTTGGTATGTTACTCCAGAACACAGAGGAAGTGGTTTGAAATTAATCAAGGCTTTTGAAGCTTGGGCGAAAAGAAATAATTGTGATGCCTGTGCTATGATTCACCTTGCCGATTCTTTTGAAAATAGGTTACCTAATCTTTATAATAGATTAGATTATGAATTAGTAGAACAGCATTTTGTAAAGGAGTTCTAATATGAGTTTTATATCTGGGCCGATTGCTTCTATTGTTGGAGCTGATAGTTCTAGGTCAGCTACTAATAAACAAGTTGATGCAAATCTTAATGCACAACAAATCGATCTTAAAAAGTATGAGGAAGGTAGAGCAGATCAAACTCCTTGGAGAGAGGCAGGTCAAAATGCTCTTCAAACCCTTCAGCAAAAAATTGCGGCTGGTCCAGGAGACTATAAGAAAAGTCCTGGATATGATTTTAGAATGGGCGAAGGAACTAAAGCTATTAATAATAGTGCAGCAGCTAGAGGTGGAGCACAGTCTGGAGCTGCTAGTAAAGCGTTGACTAGATTTGGACAGGATTATGCTACTGGTGATTATCAGAATTTCTTAGGTAATTACTATCAAAGTCTTGCGCCGTTACAATCACTTGCTGGACAGGGAATGACTACGGCTAATGCTTCAGCAAGCAATGCTAATAATGTTGGAGCTAACATGGCACAAAATGCTGTTAATATTGGTAATGCTCAAGCAGCTGGTACAATGAATGCTAGTAATGCTATTACTGGTAACTTGTCTAATATGAGTAATGCTGGAGTAAATAATTATATGATGTATAAGTATTTAAATGGAGCCAATACTGGTGCAGCTTCTACTTATGGTATGGATACTATTGAAGCAGCTAATGAAGCAGGAATGTCTGTTGCGGACTACGTTAGTCTGTTTGCTTAAAGGAGAAAATTAAAATGCCCCAAATACCTGAACCCGTAATTGCTCAGCCTGTTGATATAAGTAATACGCTTGCTAAAATAGCAAGTATGAAACACGCTGATATGATGAATAAGAATTTGCAGAGTGAGATAGCTACTAGGGAAGCTAACTCACCTTCGCTTATTGCTGAAAGAGAGTCACAGAATGCTTTGAGAGTTATTCAGACTAGAGAAGCTCAGCAAAAGGAAGATTCTACTGAAGCAGATGAAACAGCTAAAGCTGTTAAGTTTGTAGTAGATAATCCTAACCCAGATTTAGCGTATAATAAAGTGCAGCAATATTACGCTAGTAAAGGACACGATCTACCTAGTGTAGACACATTTTATACAAAGGGAAAGAACGGAGCTACTTATTTTGATACTGACATGTTTGAACAGTATGCAGATAGTTTAGCTAACGCAAGGAAGTTAGTTAACGATACTAGTCTTACTAAAAAAGAAGATTTAACTATTCTTAATCCTAAGTTTGATAAAACGCAGCCAGTATCAGCTGAGAATCCTAAGCTTATTAAACAAAGATTTATGAGCCAAGGTAGAGGAAAAGTAGTTCCTGATACAAGTGTTCCTTGGGAACCAGTAGTTGATCCAATTGCTAAAGAGAATAGAGCTGCTAAACATCAAGAGACTTTGGATAAAGCTACAGTAGAGAAAAGTAAAAGAGAGGCTGTGAAAGCTTCTAAAGCTAAGATTGGAACTAATGCTTCTGGTGAAACTGTTAGAGTTAAGTCTGATGGAACTATTGAAGCTATGAATGCTGACGGTGATTGGGAAGCAGCTTCTGCAGAACAGTCTAAAGGTATTCAGTTTGCTCCTTCTGCTTCTAATAAACCTAAGGGTGCTTTAACACAAGCTATTGAAGCCAAAAAGAAATCTTCGGAAGAAGCAGCGAAGAAGGGTGGAGATTATAAAACTGCTGAAGATGTAAGAAAAGACTTTAAAGATGGTAAGATAAAGAAAGAAGATGCAGTTAAAATTCTTGTAGAAAAATTTGGGATAAAATAATGAACGCTGAAGAATTCTTAAATTCTGATATACCTAGTACTTCTACTAAAGCAGAAGACTTTTTAAATAAAAAGGAAGTTCCTTTTTGGCAGAAAGCTACTGAGTTTCTTACAGGACTTACTCCATATGATGAAGAAGCTGCACCTGAGCTTGATATTAAAACAGGGAAACTTAGTGCAGCTTTTACTCCTGTAAAAGATAAAGAAGGTAAAACTGTACCTAATCCTGAACTAGAAAAATATGATACTTCAATACCTTTTCTTCAAGACCCAGTAGTTGCAGCTTCTTTTGGTGCAGTTTCTGGTATTCGTGCAGCAAAACCTCTTGTTGGTAAGGTTTTAGATGCTGCAAGAGAAACTGCAGCATGGCTTAGTGGTGGTGGGTCAGAATTTCCTGGGTTATTTAAAAAGGGAGCTAGTAAACTTGTTAGTGGACTTGAAGCTAAGAATTTAAATGCCTTACGAGAAGCAAGAGAAGTATCTGGTATTACTGGTGCAGTTACTCCTGTTAAAAATGCAATGATGATTCCTTTATCTCAGTCTGTATCTGAAACAGTTCCTAAAACAGTTGCAGCAATTAGCAATACTAAACCAGTTAATAATGCTGTAAAGGAAACTATTAGAGATTTAGTTAATGAAAATATAACTAAGATTAATGCAGAAAAAGCAGCTACTAGTATACAACCTACTACTGAAGTAACTACTCCTAAGAGCGATGTTACTTCTAAGTCTGCTCCAGAATTAGATATTAAAAATACTACTTTAGAAAACGCTACACAACTTGCTAAAGAAAAGGAAGCTGCACAAGGAATTAGGTCTACTAAAGCAGAAGACTTTTTAAATGACGTTCCAGAAAGAATTGGAGAACCTCCCAAAGAAGTTAATCAAAGAGCTGCTTCTGACTTTGTACAGAAGACTGTTGCAGAGCGAGAAGCAGTAGAAAAGGCTGCAGTAGAAAGCGGAAAGACTTTACCTAAAACAGATACTTCTATTACTATACCAAGTGACCAACCCTACGTAGTCCATCGAGTTGAGACTAAAGGTCAAGGTGGTAACTGGTATGGTGACCCAGTAATATCTGATGCTATGGGAAGAGCACAAGAAAATGTAGAAACTCATAGTGTAGATCTTGCCGGAAAGAAGTTAGCTAATATAGAAGACTATCTTACTCCAGAACAGACATTTAATTATTATGGGAATAAAGCTTGGGGGCACGAAGTTACTCCTGAGTTTATTCAGAAGAAAGTTGATAAAGCTTTAAAAGATGGCTTTGATGGTCTTTATTCAGCTAAGACAGATGATTTTATTTTACCTAATAAGAAGCAGTTAGCAGAAAGGTCAAAAATTGACGGGGTTGCTGTAGGTAAAGACACCTCTGTCTTCTCTCGTATGCCAGAAGATGCTTTAAAGCAACAGACTGAGAAAGGTGTGCAAGGAGCAAAGGATGAGTTGGCTAAGAGAGGATTAACTTTATACTCCGACCCCTTTGGTTTTCAAGCTGCGCAAAAATTAGCTCTTGCTGCAAAAAACTCAGGGACTGTTAAAGCAGTTCAAGATTTCTTCATGCCAGGTTTTGAAGCTGGAAAAAAAGCGAAGGAAGGTTTGCAGTCGTTACTACTTCCTACCAGCAAGTCTCCTCAGCACATAGCTGCTGCAGAAGTCTTAGGTTCTAAGCTTGGTATAGCACATCATGATGCTGAGATAGCTAGTTCAAAACTTGCTAGTGATAGTAAAATGTTTGATAAGATGGGAGTGTTTAATAAAAATGTTCCTTTAAACGAAAACCTTGGAATTAAGTTTATGTCTGATATGAGCCAAGGAAGAGAAATGACTCCTCAAATGAAAGGTATTGCGGATAGAATTAAGGAACTTTTTAATGACAGACTTAAGAAACTTGAGAAAGCTGGAGTTCCTTTAGAGAATGTTCTTGAGAATTACTTTCCTGGAATATGGAAAGATGAAGTAAAAGCAAATCAATTTCTTACAGATAAAAGATCATTTGGTGGAAGTGAAGCATTTAGGAAGGATAAGGTCTTTGATGATATAATGGAAGGAATTAAGTATGGACTAGAACCAGTATCTAAGAATCCTATTGACTTGGTAAAGTTAAAACTTGCTGAAATGGATAAATCAATTCTGGCTAACAGTGCAATTAAGGAATGG